CTGATTGTGTTGCTTGCGGTGATATTCTTGATCTGTGTAACTATGATCCTGATGTTCTGGATCTCTGTGCCTCAGACCAAGCCATCCTATATCAGTGTTCCGCCTTCTTCCGAAAGCGGGTCGACATCAATATCGGGGTGGACCGCACGCATACCGCCTTCTCAAAATTCCGAGAAAGTGAAAGCGCCTGTTCCCTGACTAATCAGTCTTTCCGAGCTTGGAGCCAGGGTCGTTTTCAATTCGACCCTAGCGTTGAACGCGTACTTCACGCGTCCATACGTAAAATCTCCCAAGTTCTCGGTGACTGCCCAGTCATAGAGGACCTACGGCCGCGATTCGGGCCGGGGGCGACCACGACAGTCGCAAAACAGAATGCATGCCCAGCTACGAAGCTGAGAAGCATGCCATCATGTAGTCCGAACATGGATCCCTATACACTCTCTGAGTGTCTTTCTGTCCTGTACCCGGGAGGGTACAGCTTAACAGATCAGGAGTCCAGTTCCGAGGTGTGGACTGCTACCGTGAAAATCGATAGCGCACGCCTTGGGTTCGTACCCAAGACAGCCAAGACGGACCGTGCGATTGTGACTGAACCCCTGTTAAACGGGATGTTCCAGCTTGCAATCGGCGATGTCATTGCCAGGCGGTTGCGAAACCGTTGTGGTATAGACATCAAAGATCAAAGCGCTAACCAACGCGCTGCTCTTTACGGTTCGGTGTCAGGGGCCTCAGCAACCCTTGACTTGTCTTCAGCTTCAGACACAATCAGTACTGGGCTAGTGGAGCATTTGCTCCCGCCTGACTGGTTCGCGCTCCTTAACCGCCTTCGCTCACATGAGATTTCTTATGTCGAGCCTGGCGGTGATGGGTCACGGAAGACTATGCTGCTTGAGAAGTTCAGCAGCATGGGGAATGGTTTTACCTTCCCTCTAGAAACCCTGATTTTCTGGGCTCTAATGTCTTCTTGTTCTGAACACTCCTGTCCTGATAGCAGAATACGGACCTTAGTCTATGGCGACGATATTATCGTCGACGTTGACGCCGTTCCGCTCTGTCTCAAGACCCTTGCCTCGGTCGGCTTCACGCCGAACGAGAGCAAGAGCTGTTGGAGTGGCTCCTTTAGGGAGTCCTGTGGACACGATTATGTTCTTGGAACTAACGTGCGGCCTGTTTTCGTCACGGACCGGGTAACCGGCAGTGACTTATTTAGGCTTAGGAAT